GCCTTGACAGCCGCAGCGGCAGTTTCCTCGATGAGGGCTTTTTGCGCTTTCAACTCTTCTTCGGTCATTGTGACCTCCTGTTTATTAACGATAATTGGATTGATTTCCTCCATTTCGGTATCCACCGACAATGCAGTTACTAATGATTTGAATTCAGGTATTTCTTCTGCAACCGACTTCATTGCAGACAGTGCGTTTTCAGAAAGCATTCGCGGTTCCATTGGCGTTACGGTTAATGAATCTCGGCGAATAGGCCATTTCTTTATTTCTCCATTATCGGCAATCTCAATGCCCTTTACGACAGCGGCGCTTGAATTCCCGATAAGACCAAGTTTTATGAGTTTTTCAATGGCACGAACATATTTATTACGCCGATTTAAAACTCTTTCGACAAACACGCCTTCATCATCAACTTGAGCAGATTTCCAGTCCACGTATCCAAGAATGTCATGTTCATCTGCTCCGACTTCGTCCGGGTCTAATCCATGTTCAAAGTCCACATGTAGAACACCCGTCTTTGTGTAATCAGATTCAAACACTGTATCTTTAGTGAAGAACTGACCACTGGATTTATCAGCGTTTCTTCCATGAACAAAACCTTCTAGGTCTCGACCGCCAAATAAAACGATGTGGTTCGCTACCCGTAACTCATCATCTGTTTCTGAAATCGCTTTTATCGCATTGTTTTTATTTTCATCATTTATTTCATCTGCCATAACTACCTCCTAAACGTAAAAGCCGAAGCAAACTCTAATTGAGTTTCTGCTTCGGCTCTCAAAATCCTTTGACAAGCGCGGGTTTTAGTTTCTGGTATCCACCATCAAGCTAAAACCATAAATTGTACGTTCATACTATCATAATTTTGGTCTAATTGCAATACCTTTATACATGGACTGAATTTGTAACTTTTCTTCATGTGCTATCTCGGGTTGTCGGTGTTCGGCTGAATCGGGGCGCTTGAGGTATTCGCCTACGAAAAAATCCCTGTGAAATAAAAGCTCTCCATGAGATGCGATCCGCAGCCAGAATTCATAATCCCCGCACACCTTGAATGTTTCATTGAAATAGCCGTACTTTTCATGGAGTGATTTTCTCCACATCGGCATCGGCCCGACAAAACAACAGGTTTTCAGATATTCGTAATCGCCCTCTTTCCTGAAGTGTAAAAGCCTATCTTCGCCGTCGATGATGTAATTATTTCCATAGACCAGGGCGAAATGTGGATTTACCTTTAGAGTAGCCAGCATTGCGGATAAACCTTGCTGATAAAGAATGTCATCACAATTCGCATTCGTGATGTAGTCCCCATTGGCAGCCTTGATTGCCATATTCCAGGCGGCGTAGATCGTGGGGATATCAGGCGTTAGAATCCATGTCACGTCATAGGTTTTCGCTATTTCGGCTTCTACGCTTCCGTGTTGTGCAACCACGATAACCTCCGGTCGTGGATAAAGTGACATGAGATTATCAAGCCTGGCGCGGATAAAATCTTTGGCGTAATAAGCAGATACGATAGCGGAAACGGTGGTCATTTCTGTATCAGTGAAATAAAATATATCCCGTAAAAAATCATAGGGATTATTATTAATGCCAATAACATTAGAGCACATCCAATGGTTGTTATTTTTTCGCCAAGGTCTTTCATACTACCCTCACTTTCGGAATAGGGATGATAAACTTACCACCCCGCTTGACATACTCGTGTTCTTTATCCATTATCTCATCCGCGAAATTCCACGCAAGGAGCAGGGCATAATCTGGTCGATCTTCCAGCAACTTTTCGGGTGGATAGATTTTCAAGTGTGTACCTGGCGTATACAGTCCTTGCTTCGACGGAGTGTTATCCACAACGTAATCCAGGTATTGGCCGATACCGCAATAGTTCATCAAGGTTGAACCTTTGGCGGACGCGGCATAACCTACAATGTTTTTACCCTGCGACTTTATTCGCCTTAGTAATGCGGTCAAGTCATGCTTTATATTCTCTGCGCGCTTTCCAAAGTCCTTGTAATAATCGCCGTGGATGGTCGTATAAAACTCGTCCACCAATAAATCCCTGCCGACTTCGTTCAGCGCTGTATGAGATTTACCAGCCCAAACCCGTAATGACCCGCCGTGAATATCAAGGTGTTCGATGTGGTTGACATGTAGACCGTGACGACGAAACAGGGTTATCAGGGACACAATAGAATAATAGAAAACGTGCTCGTGGTAAATGGTATCGAATTCACACCGATCTATCATGTCTCGAATGTATGGCGTTTCAATGATTGCAACTCCGCCCGGTTTTAGTAGAATAGACATTCCCTCTACGAAGTCATTTATATCGGGGACGTGCGCCATGACATTATTTGCGTGGATTACGTCGGCCCCATTTGTTAAGTGCTTGTAGGTATAACCCCATGAACCGTTGAAATAATCATCAACCGTTCGAATGCCATTTGAAATAGCCACTTCCGCTATTTCGTGACATGGATCGAATCCAAGAACGGTAATGCCCGCTTTCACATAGTTTTTCAGCAAATATCCGTCATTACTTGCAATCTCAACCACAAGAGAATCTTTACTCAGTCCCCTTTCGCGGATCGTCCTTTCTACAAGGTCGGCTGAGCTTTTTAGCATGGTCTGCGAACCGGACGAATGATACTTGTAATCCTTGAATATCTTTTTCGGGTCGATGGATTCACTGATTTGAACAAGTGAGCACTCTGGACAGAATACCAGGTCAAGCGGATAGGTTTCTTCCGGTTCGTCAGGCGATTTCAGTAAACCATTCGCAAGCGGCATATTACCCAAAGATATAACCGATTTCAAATTAGCTGAACCACAAGAACGACAGATCATTCTAATAAAACCTTTCCATCGTCCCAGTTCTTTTTTGCTGTTTGTAATCCATCAATCAGAATATTTATTTCATCTTCGGTAAACCACAATTGGCAAAACTCCGAATGATTAGTGTCGAACATTTTAAGCATTACAAAAGAAACCATTCTATCCTTTAGCGCGGCGACACAAACACTTTGGGTAATAACTTGTTCAGTATACCATGATGGTCTGAAATATACTGTTTCTATTTCTGTTGCATCCCCAATTAAATTTTCTGTACCTCTGTGCTCTCCCATCATTCCCACTCCCTCAGCACCCTGTCATAAACTTTCTTGTATTCTGCTTTCACATCCATGCCGCGCCGTTTTTCTTCAAGGCAAAACGCCGTCCCTAGGTGATAGAGTAGCCACGCGTAATAAAGCAGGCGTGTTTCTTCGCCGCCTTCTTTCAACCGGCTTTCATGCGCTTTTATGTAATTCATAGCCTTTTGAATGTCCGCTTCTGGATTGGTGCTATCTTCCGCCTCAGTCTGCCAGTATTGGATATTGGTTTCAAGCCAGTATTTAGCAGATGTGTAAGTCAGGTGATAAACACAGCAATCCTCAGAATATGGAATATGTCCTTCCTTGCCGTTCTTTGCGCTGAAATTGTGATGTATCACATTCGACACATTGGTTCGCGTCCGGTTGAAACAGAATTTGAAATGTGCAATCTTCCACGGCGAAAACTCAGAATGAACGCCAAGCATATACATCTTGCGCGGAACGGTAAGAAGATCATAATCTCCGTTTACCATTTCCTTGACACGTTCAATAAGTTTCGTTGTTGGAACCTCAGACGGCGCAGCCCAATAAATCCAGTCGTTTGACGAATAGTTTACCCATCTGGCGCGGTCATCGTCACCGGCTTTACTCTTTCCAACCGGATATACTTTAGCGCCGTAATGCTCCGCGATTTCTACCGTCCTATCATCCGACCCCTTGTCAATGACAATAACTTCATCCGCCCATTTGATGGCGGGTTTTAGGATGTAGTCAATCCTCGGTTCTTCGTTATGAACATTTACCATGAATGTTATTTTGGTCATCTCAGCCTTTCAATATCCTTCCTGATCGTAGACCACGGTTCGGTTTTGTTATCCATTTCGTGGCAAGCGTCACAGAGGCGGGTGAGGATGTCAGCAAATTTTTTATAACTAGTTTCCTCCAAATGCAATGCGTGTGTTTTATCATATTCATGTATATTTTCAGTCGGTTTTAGATTAACAATATTTCCAATTGGCATATAATCTGTTTTCTTCGATCCTTTTCTCATTTCTTCATCCTCACTCTCTTCAATTGGTTTATCGCGTCTCCGCGTTCTTTCGTGTTCGCCATTGACGCGCCCTTTCCGATATACATATCGAATATGTCATGTTTATCTGGTTTATTCGCCGTGGTACGCAGAATGTAATATACCGCTTCCCAAACAGCTTTCATTTCACTGGCGGCGACGGCATCCAGATCGTCCGCATCTTCCCCGCGGTGTACCGTGTTCAGGCGCACAATCAACTTGATCTGTTTCAGGAATTCATCCCGCTGCCGCCAGGTATCATACATCAAGTTATTGCCATGTTCTCGGTAAACGCTATATTTTATGGGCGTTTCAATCACGGGATATTTAGTAGCAATTCGATACCAGTATTCACCGTCTGGTGAGAATGTAAGGCGTTCATCGAAACCGCCTAAGTCCTCGTAGATTGACCTGTGCCAGAAGTTACCAGAACCGGACGGAAGACGCATGTTTCTAACAGTCTCAATTCCAGGCAGTGATATTCTGCCAACACTTGACCGCGCATAAACGACAAGAGACGGCGGGAGGGTATGCAATAACTCTACCGCTCTATCAATCGCTCCGGGCTTGTAATAATCATCGGAGCCGATTAGACCGAACCAATCGCCCTGAGCCAGTTCCATGCAGCGGTTGAAATTGCGGGTCATGCCTAAATTGGATTTGTTACAAAACAATCTTGCTCTGGGATACCAATCAAAGCCATTCGCCAATCGCGCCCACTCAAAATCGTTAGAACAATCATCTACTACGACGATCCCAACCTCTGGATTATC